ATGCTCAATTTTTTTACCGCAACAGGCTGGATTATAAAGTCTTTAGAAGTACTCACCGTACTTTTTCTGGTTGTAACTTTTAGCAAACATAAGTTTGCACTATTTTTTGGCGGTAAAAAGAATTTAAATTCGCAAAGCGATCATACATTACACTCATGTTTTATTGCCGCTCTGACAGTTATGGTATTTCATTTTGTCAGCTCAGCTTTAGCGCAACATATAATTGCATTAGAAATGGAAAAAATGATGTTGCGTCAATTTTTTTATTTCACCATGTTTAGCTGCTCAATGGCCTTTGCTGTTACTTTGTTTTTATTGCATGTTATGCGTGGTTGTACATTTTCGCTAACAGCTCGTTTATGTATCTATTTATCAATACTGCAAGCAATGTTACAAATGCTGCAATTTATAATGCGTGGCATGCTTGATAACAGCATGTTGTCACCCTTTTATAGCACCACAGTTGTTGTTTTAAATGTTTTATCACTTGCTGTTGTTGCATCGTTTCCAGTTAAACAGTTTTTCCTAAGTCGTAAAGAGGTAGCCTGATGCCATTATTATTCGTCATGGCGATAAGCCTTGCAGTTATGTTAACTATTGCAGGTTATGTAATAGTAAGAGGCCATGCAACTACCAGTTTTGAGCTTACATTTAAACAATTAATAATAACTAATGTGATTAGTGATTCAGTACAAAGTGAAGACGACAAAGGCATAGCACATAACATTGTGATGGACTTAGGTGAGGCTTTACAAAACAACCGCGAAATTGATGCATACGATAAGTTAAAGGCAATCAACGCACAGGCAATAAGCTACAGAGTAAAGAACCTGCAAGCCCCAGTTGAGCTTAAAATAGAACCTCAAACTGAACCAGAAGCACCACACCCATTTTTAAAAGTAATAAAATAAAACCCGCTATTGCGGGTTTTTACCTATTTAAACGTTTTTAGCTTATGTCTACGTTTGGGCAACTTACCTGCCTTTACACTTGCAAGTTGTTTATAGACAAGTATGAGCTCATTTTTTGTCTGTTTGTTTGTAAAGTCATCTCGTCTTATTGTCCAATGTAAAATTAACCAAGTTAAATTGTTATAAATATCAGGGTTGTTTCTTGCTATTTGGACTTCGTGAATAAACTCCCTGAAAAAAATACCAATCTCTATAACCATTGTTTTATGTGATTGATAAAGGTGTTGTTCATCGTATAAATGGTGTCTACATGATAGAGCTGCTTGTTCCCAAGTATTTAAAACATATCTTATGGAAGTGAGTACTTTCTGTTCTTCATAAGTAAGTAAATGAGCACTTTTAGCATATTCAACTAGTGGCTTTTTTAACCTGTTTGCCATTGCCTTACTTACAACTTTTATAGATTTATTGTAATGCTTATCGTCTTGCAATGTTTTTCTAAACCCAAGAGAGTTTGTTTGCATGAATGTATGACGATTAGATTTTATTGTTGCTGTCGCAGCTGTAAGGGCTGCTATAGCTGAAATCATTACGCCAACTGGTGCATATACTAACGGACCTTGGTGATCAGCATAGAAAATTAATAAAACAATTAAAATAGAGGGAAGTGTAAAAATAAGTTTATAGGGGATCTTGGTTATCATTTGTATTTTCCATAAAAAAAAGAGCCCCACAGGCTCTTTCTTATAATCCATAATGTCAGGCTTAGATTAAAAGCCCCAATCTTCTTCGCGATAAACATTCATGATATTCACCTTTGGCGTGGTTTGACGTTACATGAGATTTTTCTAATTTATGTAAAATTATTTTGTAAATTTAATTTGTAAAATAACTTTACAACTAAAAATAATACTAACTGACAGGTTGGATAGTTACAAGACATCAGATGTCTTGAATTGCCTTGAATTGCCTTGAATCGCGATGAATCTCAATAAAAGCGGCATATATAATATTTTGTTATATAGTGAGGACAACTAGGGAAAAATAGGCTTTTTTCTCTAAAAACGTAGTATTAATGGAGTAATTGTTTTTTCAAATAAAAAAATGGCTTTATTAAGCCATTTTTTGTGTACTTGATGCGTTATTGGCCCTTGCTTCGATCACTGGTCGTAAATCTTTTAGTAGTAACTTACCACAGTCGTTAAAGTCTACGTTTTTATCTTTATTTGGTGTAAACCAGTCTAAATGGCAAAACATCATTAAAGAGCCTACTGCAACATCAATGAATTTTTCTTCAAATTCTTCTTCGTTTAATAAGCCTTGTTCATTAATAAAATCACCTGGCGCAATTTGCCCAGCATCTGGGTTCGTATCACCAGTAACTAGCCAAAGCGCATATTTTTTTAATTGTGGATGGTTGGCAACTTTGAGTAAAGCCGGAGCCCCAACCTCTGAATGCCCGCCTTCATATTTTTTATAGGAACTAGAGCTAATACCTACAAGCTCAGCAAATTTATTCATGCTGAGATTGGTAGTGCCACGGATTAAACGAAATTTTTCACCAACGCTAATTGACATGTATCCATCCAAGGGTATATATTTGTCTAAGTGGGTCATACATGGATACACCTATATCCGTGTATGGGTATTTAATTTGTTTTAAATACATATGCTTACAACCATTAACCAGATTAGCACAATAAGTACAAAAAATGGAACCGTACATGGTGCTATTTAATACTACGAGGAACAAAGAATGGATACTAAAAACTATCGAGCCACAATCAAGGGTGAACCTATTACGGAAGATGAAAAGTTTCTAAAGGTAAAGGATATTGTGGAGATTTGTTGTATTTCACGACCGATGATTTACAAGCTAATGGCTGTTTATAAATTCCCGCCATGCCATCGAATTTGTGGCCGCGTTTTTTGGCTAGCAACTGACATAAACATTTGGCGCTCAATGACGCCTGAACATTTCTACAGTGAATATGGTGCACAGCTGAAAGCAAAAGCTGAGGGCGCAGCAGCATGAATATGACCTTTGCATTATTAGCGCGTTACGAAACACCTGTTGTGAAGCTTAAAGATATTTGTGTTGAGCATTTAGGCATTCAGCCTAAAACGGCTGAGCAAAAGGCAAAAGCTGCGCAACTACCATTTCCTACATTCAAAGCAATTGATTCTGAGCGTTCACCAACACTTGTAAACGTAAGTGATTTGGGGGCGTATTTACAAACCCGATATGATCAAGGCCGCAACCAGTGGCTAAGTGTTAATAGCTAGGAGTTACCTATGCGTCAGTACACAGAGTTTTGTAGAGAGACATTGTTCAAGAAAAAATCAATTTCTGAGCAAGCTAAGTATTTACTTAGTTGTGAAATTACTACGCGAAAAGCGATGCAATGCTTAGAACCTTGTTTGCAAGCGGTAGTCGGTGATTTTCAATTACCAGTGTATTGCCAAGGCGATGAAAGACAAACGATTCAAAAAGCCGTTCTTTGGTTAAAAGAACATGCACTAACAGAACATTAGGAGTAATGATAATGGCAAATGCGATTGTTAAATCAACAACTAATACAAAGCCTGCACCACTAAAAGCCGTTGAAGGGCGTCACATTCCAAAAGGGCTTGCAGAGATTAAAGCGCTAATTGGCAGCGAACGTCATACCCCTGAGTATGTTTACACCAAGGTGTTAAGTGAAAACGAGCGCACAATAGTTTGTTTTGCCGCAGGTCTAAAACGCTACGAGCTTGAAAAAGGCTTCGCTAATTTTAGTGCTGATACCCGCTTAAAAATTCATAAAGCTATTTTGCAGTTACAAGAACTAGTTAAAGCATTTTCAGATGCTAACGCCATGGCGCCGGCTAAGTTTTTGCAAAACGCCCCGCGTGAACATACAAACACCGAATATTCACACTTAACTGTGCAATCGCACTAGGGGTTGATCATGAGCTCAACTAATCGCGGAACTGTGCGCAATGCTGATGATTACTATGTAACACCACATTGGCTAATTGAAGATTTTTTAGCGGCCTTCGCTGAAAATAACATTTTGGTTTGTTCACCAGATGAATACCCAAGAGTACTTGACCCAAGTGCAGGTGGCTGTGACAAGTATGAAATGAGCTACCCAACTGTATTAGAGAAACAGGGTTTTTTGGTTGAAAGTTGGGATATTCGAAATGATTCACGCGCAGAGATTAAAGGCCGTGACTTTTTAACAACGCCAACTGCATTGTTGCCAACGTTCGACATGATCATTACTAATCCGCCGTTTAATTTAGCGCAAGAATTTACAGAAAAAGCGCTTGATATGGTTGAAGACCACGGCTTAGTAATTATGCTGCAACGCTTAAATTGGCTAGGTAGCCAAAAGCGTAAACCAATGTGGCAAAGCTTACCGCTTGCGGCCGTTTATGTTCACAGTAAACGCCCAGGTTTCAACCCAGAAAAACCAAGTCAAACAGACTCTACCGAATACGCCCACTTTGTATTTTGCAAAGGCTATCCAGCCGCAGCAGAAATATTCGTAATTTAACCAAATCCACAACCTAAAGGACTAATAAAATGACTTCTATCAAAGACCGAGATCTATCTAAAAATCAGCGTTTAGTAGACAACATCGTATTGCATGCTGTTGACCAAATTAATTTCACGGTTAGGAACTTAGGTAAGCGCCCATCGTTCGCTATGTTGATGGAGTGTGAAAACTGCCTAATTGATTTTATGCCAGTGATTAAGCTTATCGTTGATGATTACCCTGAGTATGCGCATGTTTACGACAAAATGGCGAGTGTACTTGAGGCGGTTCAAATTCATGAAGATGTAAGTACGATTGAGTTTGCATAATGGCTCTTTGGCCAACTCTTAACTTTGACGTTATTACAGCGGTTTCAACTATGGTTGAAACCGTTGATAACGTTGAGCATAAAGAAACCTTACTAAGCGGCCTAAGCCGTTTTACCCCTTACATGCAGTACAAAATGGCTAAGCAATACTTGGCTAAAGTACAGCAGCATAATGATGTATGGTACAAAGAAGAGCCCCTAAACCCAAGCGATGAAGCAAACGCTTGGTTTTATGATGTGCTTAAAAATGCAGAATATCGCATCGATGTAAGCTTTTTTAAATTAAGCAAACCTGCCAAGTCAGCACTTAAGAAAGTGCATAACAACAATCACCATAATTACATTGTGCGTGACCTTATTAGCTCTAATCGCAAAGCGAGTATTCAAGCTAGCTTTGTGCGTAGAACAGCTGAAACACTTAGCTTTACAGAAAAGCAGCGTGAAGTATTAGCACAAAAGAAGTTACAACCAGCTAGTGATGAAACCGCATTTTTACAAAAACTAGTAGGTGGTGAAGTAACAAGTTCTGTTCGCTCGATCATAGATGCAATTGACGATACTGCAGAAAAAGAATTTGTATATAAATGTTTAAGCAAAGTGCCAAAGCCATTACAAATGCGTGTGGCTAAACGTTTCATTGATAAGTACGAACCAAGCATTAAGCGCTACAAGCAAAAGCGCAATGAAACTACAGATCAATACACCGATAGAATTGCTTCGCAATCAGCTGAGTTATACCAATTTGACGGTACAACTAAAAAGCCAACAAATACGAATATATTCGATAGCATCCGTGATCATCGCAATGCTAACCAGTGGCTATTACGCACTATTAAAACGCTTAAGCCGCGCCTTACCATTCTTAAACAGATCACCGACAGCATGCCTTTACCTTGGCATATTTTAGCGAATGTAGATAAAACCAAAAAACATGCTGAAGTACTGGCCCGAGAAGTAACCGAAATACTAAACGACTTAGGCATAGAGAACCCAAGCTGGGGTGCGTTAGATAAGTTTGATGTGATCAGCCAGTACGCTGAAAACTTTGGGGTTGTACTTTTTGCGGCTGAAAAAGGTATCTACTTAACAGAGCCAGATGCCGAAGTAAGTTTGTTAAAAGCGCAGTGCCATAAGTGGTGGGCGCGTAAATTAAAGAATATTCGCCGCCGTTACCTAGAGCATTTAGAAATAGCAACAGGTGAAGTAGGCAAAGACCTATTTGCAAAGTACGACAAAAAGAAAGGCACTAAAACAGTACGAAAAGGCATTAATGCTTATTGCTCATACCAAGCGCTTAATGAATATAAAACTGATCGTGAACGTGGCAAACGATACCTTGAAAGCCTTGAGTTAGTTAACGAACAAAACGATGTTATTTCGTTGATGAAAGCGGTTGAAGCCGGTATTGCTAACCCTGAAAACATGCGTAACGAGTTAATGCTCCGCATACGTGAAACCGAAGAACTGGCCGACGAAATGGGCTATGTAGGCGGTTTTTACAATATTACTGCACCTAGTCGTTTTCATGCGAACTCGCCAAAGTGGGACGGTTCAACACCAAAGGATGCAAGCAATTATTTAAACAAGCTGTATTCACAAGCACGGGCTAAATTAGACCGTCTAGAAATACCCTATTTTGGGGTGCGCGTAGCCGAACCTCATGCAGATGGTTGCACCCACTGGCACATGCTTTTATGGATGCCTGCCAGGTACTACGACAAAGTTAACCACCTTTTACGCCGATATTTTACCCGCGATGATCGTGAGGTATTTTTTCAGCGCTTTAAAAACCGCAAGCATTACCGCAGGAAGTACAAGCATAACCGTAAAATTTGGGGCCTAAATAAATCAAAAGGCATTTACACCAAAGCACCGGTTAAAAACTATTTCCCAAGTAGCCCGCGTTATACCGCCATGAAAATGGAGCCTGCAAAAATTGGTAAAGATGGTAAACGCATAGGTGGCGCAGCTGCCTATATTGCTAAGTATGTCAGTAAGAATATTGACGGCTTTGGTCTTGCCAACGAATACGATGCCGAAACAGGCGAGAAGTTTACCCAATCAGCATTGGTTAACCCTGTTAAAGCATGGGCCAGTACATGGGGTATTCGCCAGTTTCAATTTCAAAAGTCACCCGCCATTACTATTTGGCGTGAGCTGCGACGAGTGCGTGAAGAAATACAAGGCAACGAAGAACTCGAACAAGTTCGCAAAGCCGCCGACCAAGGCGACTTTAAAACCTTTGTAACTTTAATGGGTGGCTTTGGTATTGGCCGCAATGCACGTTTTAAACCTGTTTATGAATATACCGAGTATGGCAATCAATATGCTGAATGCGTTAAGCGCATTAAAGGCATTGAAGACCTACACGAACCATGCACTTTGATTACCCGTGTTCATTCTTGGCAAAAACAAATTATTGGTACTGCCGCAGCTAACGACAACACCGCTGTAAATGGCGGGCAGGATGCTAACAACGTCGGCTCCGCCGACCTATCTTGGTCTAGTGGGAATAACTGTACGCCGTGCACAGTGGGCGATAGAGACGAGTTATTGCTAGATATGATCGGGTTTACCAAAAAACAGATCGACAAGGTTAAAAAGGATCTGTTAGCAGGTAAAAGGATCAGGCGGAACGGCCAAATTTACCTAATTAGAAACGGTAATTTACTCATATTAGATGAAGAAAAGCAGTTAATTGAACACCGTAAGCAAGCGGTTGACTCAATCGCGCTTACTGAAATGCAAAAACAGCAGAAACTAGCAGGCGATCAACACTCTGAACTTTCAAAAGCCAGCCTATATGACTTTGCACCAGAGCATGTAAAGCAGCTTAAGAACGGTGGCAATGTGGTTATTGGTAACCGTGTTTACTACATGCAAGGGCATGAGCTGCATAGCTTTGAAAAACTAGATCTTAATAAGCAGCGCCCAACTGGTAATACAACCCCATCAGAAAAGCATTATCAATATGCCCGTGAGCTCTACGACTTAGCGAACTCATACGCAAAATTAGATGGCAGAACTATGCCATCAGATACCCAGTTTAAAAAAGGTCATGCAGACGTAATTGGTGATCTTGATTTAGCTAGGCTCGTTCTAGCAGGTGAAGCAACAGCAGTCAGTGACAATGACTGGTGGGCATTAGATTTAATGGCGTAGGAGAAAATATGAATACCCATACAGCAGCAGAAAAAATGCTCGAAACAGGGCAGTTTTATACAGCAATTTTATTAGGGCGAGAGTTTGGTTGTTCGTCAAAACATGGAGAAATTTGGCTCAACGGTATCTGTAAAAATGATCGTTATACAACGGAGATTGAATTAGAGCCGGTTAAAAAAATAAAAGTCGTTGCTATTGATGGCCGCAGAGTAACTATTGACCAATTACAAAATAAAGCGTTGATGTTTAAGCGCCCTTCTTTATTGGTAGGGGGGAATTGTCATGCTTGAGAATAATCAAACCGATATACACCAAAACAAGATTTATTGCGGTACGGAATTTTACCTTGCAATGAGAGCAGAGTGCGGTGTGCTGTATGGCAGTTCGTTTAGGTTTAAAAACATAACTTTCGTTCAAGACGAAAATCTACACCCAAGGTAGTTATTATCACTTGATAGCAAATTAAAACCTTTACTTGATGAACTTAAAAAGGGGTTTGAAGCGTGAAACCAACCGTTAAACGCCGAAACTGGGTATATCACTCAGTTGTTAAACCTAGGCAAAGTGAGAGTCAAAATGGCGAACAAAAGTAATATGAGATATTCGATAGAACAATTATTTAATATGGCAATCACTAAGGAAGATCATCTAAAAGCAAATATAATATTTGAAAGATATCGAAACCCAAGATCATCATTGGTAAAAACTGCATTGAATAATAATACTACTGAAAAGCATGTATCAGCTATTTTTAGTCATTTTTTGCGTGGTTCAATGATTTGGTTTGAGTGTGAAGATCAAGAGCTAAGAAGGTTATTTTCTGATGGTTTAAGTGATAGTAGTATATCCAAAATAATGAATACTACAGTGGGCTCTATTTTTGCTAGAAGAAAGAAGCTAGGTTTAACCAAACACAAAAAAATTCTTGATGAAGAGCTATTTGTATATGAAATTCAAGTGTGTATAAACAAAAAGTTATCAAGAAAAGAAGCCGCAAAAAAGCTGGGAGTTCATGAAACAACAATTGGGAATTATTGTAAAAAACATGGCTTATCTTTTAGAAAATATGGTAGCGAAAGTCATTGTTCAAAAGTAAATTCGTATGATCGAGCTTTAATTTGCACGTTGGCAGATTTGAACTATTTACCAGAACATATTGCTAAGGTAGTTGATTTAGAAACTAAAACTATCAGAACGGTTATTTATGACACACCTTCAATTGAGCATATAGACGTCACCAAGAACCCACGTGTTATGCAATTATTAAATTGTGAAATTGATGGTGGCCATTATCTAACCCCAGCTGAAGTCGAGCTATTTAAATCAAAAGGACTAGATGCATACATGAAAAAAACGGGGAAAACTGAAGCTGCAGCAATGATGGCTTTTGTTTACCGAGAGCAACCAAAAAAGTATGAGAGATATGCCTATAAAAGTTAGTATGTACAAAAGCCTGCAGATAGCGGGCTTTTCAATTTTTATAAACCCATTAATTCTAATTGTTGTTCACGAGGTAAGTTTTTAAGTAACGATGCGGCAAGTTCTGCCGTTGTTTGGCGCGGTGGGTTTAAGTAATGCTTAAATGCTAATGTACTAACAAACGTTGCCCCACAGTTTTTAACGTCAGTACATGAAATATAAAGATCAGCTACATGGGTTGATTGATTTTCTCTTGATGAAATAGTCGCTTTACTTCCACAGTTTGGACATGTTACCCGCATAGCATTACCCATATAAATAATTTAGATACACTGTGATTATATACAGTGTATCTATGTATAACAAATAAGGTGTATTAAGCTGCTGGCTCTAAATCAAACTTAAGTTTTAACTTGCTGCTTATTTCAGGATCTTGTTCAACCGCATCAACCACGTTTTTGATTAACGGTTTTGTTTCGTTTTTAAAATACATGGCATCGTATTTAGTCGGGTCGCCAAGGCCTGCGGTGTTAGATGGAATAATGCCAGATAAGCCTGGCGGAAAACGGTGAGCGTTCAACACATCTTGTGCTGATACGTTCTTAACGTTCATAAACTCGTCTTTACTTTCAAAGTTACCGACAGGGATTATCTGTAAGCCTTTTTCTTTACCGTTGGGAATATTCACGAACAACGAGCGGAAATTTCCCACGCCCTTACTATCTTGAATTTTCTCTTTTATATCGTCTTCAACTTCAGGGTCTAAGTTAGGATCAGTGGCATACATGATAAATCCCATGTGCGCGCCGTTGATGTAGTATTTACGACGAAATAGGGTCGCATCTTCATTTAAAAGCGTAGCTTGTAAACCGCCTAAGTAATCAGGGCAACCATATACTTGTTGAACAGGATCATACTGTTTAATCCAAATGATATCGCGGGCTTTGTATTTTCTCACTTGATTGTTACGTTCAAGCACTACGGCGCCACCATCACCAGCCGCTCGAGTGCGATAACTTGGCAACGGGAATAATCGCACCGGTTGCTTAAAGCCGTTGCGAATTTTAAGCAATGCCACATCACCAAATTGCACTAGATTTAAAAATGCAGCCTGTACTTGTTGGGCACTCATGCCTCCCGATATATAACGACCAGCTGCCATATTGGCACGGCTTACTACAATGCCGCCGTGCTGGGCATTGCGGCGAGTAAGGTTTGCTAATAAATGACGGTCTACGGGTGGCTCCCAATAACCGTCCATATCGTTATAAAACAGCGAGTCATAATCGGTTAGCCACATATCTGGCATAACTTGTTCAGGTAAGCTAAACACAACGGGCGCATTTTGTTTACCTTGTTGATCGTCTTGTTGATCGTTTGGCTGGTCAGTTAGTTGTTCTGCATGGTCCATCGTGATTTTCTCTTAAATGCGTGGTTAATCGGTTCGTTGATCACGGCATGACTTATTGCAAAAAATACGTCTGCATGACCTGTGGTGTTATCGCGGCTGGCTTTAAAGGTAATTGCGCCACCTGTCTCTGTGCTGGTTTTACGAATGGCTAGGCAGCTCATGGCAATGTCTTTGTGTGATGCATCCCATTCAATCCGGTTTGCTTCTACTAAGTCGATCATTTTAAGCACTAAACGAGTTTTGCTGGTTACGCTGTAATGAATAGCTTGGGCTTCGCGCGGGTAGAGGGTTTCTATTGAATCAAATACACCTGCACCAATGCCTGTGGTATCAACACCAATATAAGTGACGCGATACTTTGCGTATATTTTTTGAATCTCACTTACATGGTGAGCGAAGTTCATCCCGCGCCAATAGTGTTTTTCGAGCACACGGAATTTTTCACCGTCTTTTTTAGGTGGCGCTACCACAACTAATGTGGCGTTATCGCGAGTGCGTGAAGGGTCGTAACCTAGCCATACCTCACGGTTACCAAATGGCTGTGCTGCACTTGGTTTGTGGTCTTGCCAACGGGATGCATCGACCATGCATTTTTCAAGGTCGCTGAATTTGAATATACTGTCTGCATCATCAACAAAGATGCACATAAACAGGTTATTAAAGTCATCGGCATTGTATTCATCGCGCAGTTCGTCAATGTCAAAGAGGTCACAACCCCCGTTTTGTGCATCAACAATGGTTACTACATAGCGCCATTGTTTATCTGGGCATAGCCTGCCGCCATCGCGTAATTCATCAAAACTAGGAAATTCTATTTCTTCACGTTCAGCACGGCCTTGTCGCCAGTGATCACCAGTCCAAAAGGTATAAGCGGGGTGTGCTTTTGTTGACGGCGTTGAAAAGTAAGTTTTACGCCATTTTTTATGGGTGGCCATGGCACTGGCAAGTTTATTAAGTTCGTTAAACTTACCTATCCAAAAGTACTCATCTATATAAACATGGCCGTGGTAACTTTGTGCCGTTTTGCTATTAGTACTTAAGAACCGTAGCTCAGCATCACCGTGTTTTGTATGTAACGTAATTGGGTTACCAGTTAACTCTATTTCAAAGAACTCATGAGCAATAGCCACAATGTAACTGCGGAAAACCTCAGCTTGCGCACGACTGGCCGATAAGAATATTTGTGGGTCGCCACTTAACACCGCATCTTTAAATGCTTCACCTGCAAAGTAATAGGTTGCGCCAATTTGACGGCTTTTAAGAATGTTTCGAATACGTTGATGCAAGTTTGCATGCATCGTTTTTTGGTATTCAAAAAGTGAGTCGTACCAGGTGCCAAAATCTTCTTCGGTTAAATGACTTACATCATTTTTACGTTTACGGCCTTTTGGCTTTGAGTTGCTTTTCCCACTTGGTTGATTTGAGTTGGCCTGACTATTTTGAGGTTGCGGATTTTTTGCCGCTTCTTCTTGCGCACGTTGTTTTTTAAGCTTTACATGCTTTTCAATAAGCATGTCGAGTTCTTTTAATTGCCCTGACGTTTTGTCATTAATATCTGTAAGAACTAAAATGCGTCGGTGGATGGCTTCTTCTATATCCTCTTCACGCAGTAAGTCGCGCCAGCTATATTTATCAGCCCAGTAATAAACAACACGATCATTAGGCAAGTCTAATTCGCTACGAATTTCACTTGGTGTGTAGTGTCGTAAATAAAGCCGCTTTGCTGCTTCGCGTATTTCCGGTGAATAAGCCATTTAGGTGCTAATTACTCATGTAAAAATTGATAACTAGCGACAGTGTATTCATTTATAATAAGCTTATAACTGACTAAAAAACCTACCTTTTCCTAGAACTTCAATCTAGGAATTTCTAAAAATCAAACCGAATGAAACGCCAATTTTTTAGGGCTATGCTGCGCTTAAATATTGGTTTTAAGCAACACGGCAAACAAATGGCAAAGCAATCAGGTTGGGTAATTGCAGCAACAGAGGGTGCAACGGTAGACGGTCGCACCATTTCAAAAGAGTGGATTAATCAAATGGCCGAATCATATTCGGTTGATGAATATACCGCGCTTATTTGGCCTGAGCATTTTCGTTCAAGTTGGGGACCAACTGAGGGTAAAAACTGGGGCACTGTTGACGAAGTTAAAGCCGCTAAAAAAGGTGGCAAGTTACGACTGTTTGTGAAAATTACCGCTAACGACTATCTGCTTGCTGCAAACAAAGACGGCCAAAAGCTGTTTATGTCTATTGAGCCAAACCCCGACTACAAAAGCGAAGGGCGTTGTTATTTACAAGGCCTTGCCGTTACTGATTCGCCAGCAAGCTCTGGTACCAGCCGTTTAAAATTCTCAATTGGTGATAATGAAGCTGAACACGAATATAGCCAGCTTGAAGCGCTTGAACACAGCGACTTTGTTTTCACCAGCACAGAACAAAAGGCAGATATTACAGCCGACAAGCAAGAAAAAGCGCTCGGCCTGTTTGCCCAAATAGTTAAATTATTTTCTACGGATCAGCAATCAGTTGATCAACAAGATGAAATCACCGAGGAAGAACCCATGAAACAAGAACAGTTTGATGCCCTTATGGGTAAGTTTGAAGGATTAGAAACCAAGGTGACAGACCTTGAAACTAAATTCAGCAAACCGCCAAAAGGCGAAGAAAAGCCACCAAAGGCCGAAGAAACCACGCCAGCCGCAGAGCCTGAAGGTGATAAAGGCAAAGCAGGTGTCACCTCTGAGCAATTCAGTCAGCTTTTAGAAAAGATGGATGGCGTTAGTCAAAAGGTATCCGGCCTAGAAAGCAAATTTAACGCGCTTAGCCAAGAGCAAGAAGACCAAGAGCCTAACCCATTAGGCGGCGAAACCGTAGACCTGGTTTAACCCAGTTCTTCTTTTTATTAATGCATAACAGAGCGAGATAAAGCATGCACTTAAATCAAACAGCCGCTGGGTTCTTACAGAAATACTCGGTGCAAGTAGCAAAATCATTTGGTGTAGAAGACGCATCACATAAGTTTGCTATTTCTGACCCAATGGAAACAAAGCTTCGTGCCGCGCTTTTAGAGTCGGTCGAGTTCTTACGCATGATCACCACCATGCAGGTGGACCAAATTAAAGGCCAAGTTGTAAAAGTAGGTAACTACGGGATTGCGACAGGTCGTAAAGCGGGTGGCCGTTTTACATCAGGGCAAGGCGTTGATGGTCATACCTATGAATTGGTTGAAACTGACTCATGCTCAGCAGTTACCTGGGCGCTGTTATCTACATGGGCTAATGCAGGTAACTTGAATGAGTTTATGAAGCTCATTAACCAAAATGCCACGTTGCGTTTCGCGCTCGATATGCTGCGCGTTGGCTTTAATGGTGTATCGGCTGAGGCCACATCAGACCCAGTTGCCAACCCAAATGGTGAAGACGTAAACAAGGGCTGGCACCAAATCGTTAAAGAAAAAGCGGCTGATCAAATCATGACTGATCCTGTTTACTTTGACCCGGATGGTGCAGGCGATTACAAAACGTTAGACGCCATTGCTACTGAGCTTAAAAACACGCTTATTCACCCGTCATTACGCAATGACCCGCGTTTAGTTGTGCTAGTTGGTTCAGACCTAACGGCCACTGCTCAAACTCACATGATGAACCAAGCTGATAAGCCAAGCGAAAAAGTCGCTGCTCAGCAAATGGATAAAAACATTGGTGGTATGCGCGCTTATACACCGCCGTTCTTCCCGGGTAAACGTATTGCTGTAACGATTTTAAGCAACTTGCATATCTATACGCAAAAAGGCACAGCACACCGCAAAGCCAAAGATGAAGAAGACCGCAAGCAGTTTGAAAACTCTTACTGGCGACAAGAAGGTTACGCAATCGAAGAGTTTGAAGCGTACGCCGCGATTGACGAAAGCGCAATGAATATTGGCGCCAAGCCATAAAAGCGATTAAGCAGCTAGGCGATAACCGCCTAGCATTTACTCAAATTATCAAAAGGTAACAGTGCCATGAGTGTCATTGCTGATTTTAAAAAACGTCGCCAAGCTGCTAAAGCAAAGCAAAAAGCAGTTTCTGAAACTGGCAAAAAACTAGTTGATACATTGAAAGTCTTGTCTGATGAAGCTAAAGAAAACACCGCGCTTAAGTTGCTTGCGCAGTTACTTGGTTGCGATGAAGCTGACGCAATCAACATAGCTCAAGAGTATGTTGATCAGAACATCACATTTTTTAACAAGGGCTTTGACCCTGCCAACGGTGATGAACAAACCGTGTTTGCAGAAGTAACGCTTGATGATGAAAACAATGTTGAAAGCGTTGAAGTAAAGCACGTTGAAACTACACCCGACGAGCTTAACACAAGCATAGCCAATACTGACGATGCTGCAGAGTCATTAGCTGATAGCGCCGAGCAAGCAAGTAGTGTGGCCAGCAACATTGAAAGTGCCGCCGATAAAGCCAGCGATGCAGCAAGCGAACTAGCTTATAGCGCTGATGATATTAACCAAGCGAACAGCGAGTTAAAGGAAACGGTTGACGAGTTAAAAAAGCCGTCGGAGGAGCAAAAATCCTCCAATTCAAAGAGCAAAACGCAGCAAAAAAGCAACTCGCAAAAGTAAGCGTGTCGGGCAGTGGTGAATATGCGCCCAGCCTGCACCTACAGCTAATTGAATTAGACGAAGACTTAAAACGACTAAAAGGCTTTGTGCGCCGAGCTGACAAAATAGCTCATAAACGCGATGTATTACTGCCTAAGTGGTTACCGATTGTTGAAGACTACTTAACGAAAGAAGGCAAACAAAATGAAGACAACCCGATTTTCTCGTATTGCACTGTATGGCTGTTTGATGTTGGCAACCTCAGTCGCGGCATCGAGTTTGGACTACGCGCCATTGAGCTTAACCAGCCCATGGTTAAAAGCATTCGCCGCCAGTGGCCTGGTTTTATTGCCGACACTGTTTTTGATTGGGCGCAAACGCAAGCAGAAAAAGGCCATAGCATTGAGCCTTACTTTGGGCAAGTGTTCAAGCTTGTTGCGGATCATTGGAAATTACCAGAGCAAGTTACGTCTAAATATTACAAATTTGCGGGCCTTGCGTTATTGCGCACGAAAAATGGCGAAGTTACGCCGTCACATGTTGGCGACTTGCAGCGCTTACAGCAAGCCGATGGCTATTTAGCTAAAGCGCAGGAACTGCATAAGCACGCACAAGTTAAAACCGTAAGAAACAAAATAGCGATGAGAATTAGAGCACTTGCTGAGCTTAACGCACAGTAAGCAAACCGTCTCCAAACCCTCCAGTGCATTAGCTGAGTGTTTTAAAAGGCGACTTTTAAATAATCACTGTGACGCTAACTGCACTGACCCTATGCAAAGGTAAATGGCATGACATTCGGATTTGAACATACAGCAGATGACAGCATTGAAATTGATGCTGATAGCGGCTGGCCTGTGCTTAGCACAGAAGAGTTCCGTAATCATCGCCGCATACCTGAATATTATGAAGAAACGGTAATTGCTGATTCGCTAAACCGCAGTGTGTTAGAAGTTCAGCAGCAAATTAATAATTATATTGCGAAAGGTAACACGGATGTTTCTTTCACCCTGATTGATGGTGTGCCGCAGTTTAGCCAAAGCCAAGAAAGTGTTTACCGTGGCGCCGTTTATGCCCGTTCACACAGTGATCTTATGGGGTACTTTTCGGCAGTTGATCAGAAAGAGACGGGCAATAACAAAGCTGAAGACGTTGAACAGCAAAATCAAATTCTAGCGCAATCAAACCGCAGTATTCGCTTATTGCTTGGTCTTGGCCGTGCGGGAGTGCATTCGCTATGAGCCAAACTATTAGCCAGTTACAGCAAGTCTGCGAATTTTTAGTTGCCAGCTTAAATGGTGCAATTCGTAAGAACAACATTGATGCTTGGCAAGAGCGCGGCAAGTTAATCATTTGCAATTCAGATCAAGGCCAAGACGGTTACTTAGTGGCGAGGTGGAAACACACAGCCATTATTGCGATTGAAAAATTCCCACATAAAAAGGTTAACCCTTACAACCTGTTTGCCATGGTATGTGCGTTTTTAATTGATAGCGAGTGGCAGCGCGACGAATTCGGTTTAGATGATCCCGAAATAGACATTGATTTAATTAGTGATGACAACGCCACGGTACTGATTGAGTTAGAACTGATGGATGACATTGAGCTTATCCCTGATGACAACGGGCCAGTGCAGTTTAATGGTGGTCGTTACTATGTGTCGCTTGCACCAATTAACGTGGCTGAAAATGTCGATGTTGATGTAGTGGGGCGCGCATGAGCATTGTGATCACCCCAAACAAACGCCAAGCACTCAGTGCTAAGCACCAACTACAGCTTTTAGCCTTACCAGCGGGTAAACGAGTGCGTGTTTTAAAAACACTCGGTCGTCACGAACGAGCGCTTGCTCGTAAGCGCATTCGCACTCAAACCACGGTAGATGGTGAGAAGTTTACGCCGAGCAAAAGCGGCAAAAAAGGCAAGCTACTTAAACGCCTAGGCCGAACACTTGAACCGTATGTGAAAAGTAGCAACCGCTTAGAGCTAAAGCACAAAGCAGGTTTAACTGGGCGAATTGCTGCCATGCACCAAGAAGGTGGCAAAGAGCGAATGACAGCTAGCCGAATGGCACGAATTCACGGAAAGCCAGATTACAAAGCGCCGTGCACTCGCGGCCAAGCCAAAGCGCTGTCAGCTGAAGGGTTCAAAGTACCAAAGAGCAAGGGTAAAGGTTACCGCCGCGCCAGTGTTAAAGAGATTCAAGCGAGTTTAAATCACGGTAAAGCAACCTTGATGCTAAGCATATTACGTGACGAAAAACAGCGTAAAAGCTGGGATATCCCTGTTGATGCTCGCCCATTTTTAGGTGACACCACCATAAACGTTCAGCGCGAACTCGCGCAGATATTAAACCAACTCAATAAACGAGGATAAGCCAATGCCACTCGGTAAAGTGCAAGTTAACAATTTGAATTTAGGGCAAGGTGACATTGAAGGTGTCGAACGACACTTCTTGTTTGTTGGCCGTGCCGGTTCAGTAGATGAAGAGAGCCAGCTATTTAGTGTTGGTGCACAAACAGATTTAGATGATGCGTTTGCTGATAGTGCTTTACGTACTCAAGTTAAAGCAGCACAGCTTAATGCAGGCCAGAACTGGACCGCAGCGGTTTACCCGCTTGCCGATGGCGAAGATCTATTTGAAGCGATTGATCGCGCAAACGAGGTACAAAGCTTTGAAATTGTGGTGGTATGTGACGAGCAGAACACTAGCGCAGGTCTTACCGATATCCATGACCACCTAACATCATTACAAGCAAAATTAGGCCGCTTTGTTTCTTGCTTAGTTGCGTTACCAGGTATTGATGTAGCAACACAAGCATGGGCAGCGTATGAAGCCGCAACCATTGCTATTCAAAATGGCATTGCTGCGCATTTAGTGGTGCCAGTGCCACAGCTGCACGGTAATAACGTGGGTGTATTAGCTGGCCGATTATGTGACCGCAGCGTAAGCATTGCAGATAGCCCAATGCGTGTGGCAACAGGCAGTGTGTTAGGGCTAGGCGATGCACCGGTTGATACAGACGGCGAGCCATTATCACTTGCCACATTAGAAACACTAGCCAATAACCGCATGAGTGTGCCGCAGTGGTACAGCGACTTTGAAGGTATGTATTGGAGTGATGCACAAACGCTTGATGCAACGGGTGGTGACTATCAATACCTTGAACACTTGCGCCCAGTACACAAAGCCAGCCGACAAGTGCGCGTATTAGCGATTCGTCGAGTTGCTAACCGTTCGCTTAACTCAACACCGAACAGCATTGAGTTAAACAAAGCGTATTTTATGAAGCCGCTACGCGAAATGAGTAAAAGCACAACTATCAACGGGACGGCGTTCCCTGGTGAAATCACACCACCTATTGAAGGGGACATCACCATTGAATGGACCAGCAATAAAAGCGTGGTGATTTACCTTATTTTGCGCCCATACAACAGCCCGAAAGAAATTACCGTCAACATCATGCTTGATTTAAGCAGCAACTAGGAGCAGTCATCATGCGTTTATCTGGAATGAATTTTAACGTCAACTTAGGTGACATTATGGTGCATGTGGACACGGCCACGTTATCGATCACAGATAACAGTGCGGTATCACAAACTGGGGGGGTGCCTGATGGTGCGGTTGATGGTGATGTATCGGCAAATGGTGAGCTGTCAGTTAATGCGAGTAACTTTGCACTTATCTCAGATGCAGCAAAGAGCGCCGGTTCTTGGCGTGGTATGGAAACGTTCGACATCATGTTTTACGGCAAGACCTCAAAAGATGAAATGAAGGTTGAAGCATTTGGTTGCCGCATCAAGCTCAGTGACATTTTAGACATTGATAAAAAAGGCGGGCAAGCAAGCTTATTTAAGATCCCGTTTGATGTAACGAGCCCTGACTTTGTTCATATCAATGGTGTGCCGTACTTACGCCCAGACGAAATCGAAAACATAGTGCAGTAAAGGTGAGCGTGAATGGATTTTATTGATCACCTAGTTATTGCACAGGAACGCGCTGAACAACGCTTTGTTGATCAGCGATTAAAAGGACTTAACAACAGCCACAAACTCAGTGCAACGGAATGCATTGAGTGTGGTGATCCAATACCAAAAGCACGGCAAAAAGCAGTACCAGGTGTGCAGCGCTGTGTTCCGTGCCAAGAGTTGAGCGAGTAGCAATATGAATGCATTAAAAATCAGACTGATTAAAGAGCTCATTGACCGTGAAGGGGGTTATGTCAATGACCCAACAGATCGTGGTGGTGAAACCATGTATGGCATTACCAAAGCCGTAGCACGTGACTTTGGCTACACAGGTGAAATGCAAGACATGCCATATCAGACTGCATTTTTAATACAAGATCAGCGCTACTGGTCACCGCTGAAATTGAGCAAGATATGCGTGTTAAGTGAATCACTTGCCGAGCAGTTATTTGACTTTGCTGTTCATTCAGGTGTGAGTACCTCGGCTAAGGCATTACAAAAAGCGCTAAATGTGCTTAACAAATGCCAATCACTTTACCCAGATTTGGTGGTTGATGGCATACCTGGTAGCAGAACAATCAGTGCCTTAACTGACTATGCTGCAGTTCGAAAAAACAGGGGCCTTGATGTGTTGGCCGAAGCCGTTCGGGGACAACGTATTAGCTTTTGCATCGACATAGCGGCCAACGATGAAAGCCAAGAGAAGTACCAGTTTGGTTGGTTAGACAGAATTGTGAACTTGTAAGGGACAAGGTATGGAATGGCAAAAAATCGCAAACACTGTTGGTGGTATCGCTGGCGCTGTTGCTCCGTTATTGAGTGGCCCAGTTGGTTTAGCTGTCAGTATTGGTAGCCAAATTGCGGGAGCTTTAGGCACGGACAACACACCAGAAGCCGTGGCAGCAGAGTTAAAGAATAATCCTGATGCTGCGTTGAGGTTGCAAGAGTGGGCGCATGCTGAGCGAGAGCAAATTCGCCAAGCGAATATTGAGCTGCAAAAAATTGCATTGGAAGAATACAAAGCCGAATTGCAAGACAGACAAAACGCTCGTAACGAGCATAAAGACCATTGGATGCCGTCTACGTTAACCATTCTATTGTTTGTTTTATTTTCGGCTGTATTGGGGGCGTTGTTTTACGGGCCTGATATTGAAAGAAATCGAGACTTAATTGTGTATTTGGTCGGTAACCTATTTGTGCTACTAGCAAATGCTGCTGCGTTTTGGTTAAGCGCAAATAAAAGCTCAAATGATAAGGATAAGCTAATGAGCCTAATGCAAAAAACAGCCAGTCAAGGAGCCGTTAAATGACCTTAACTAATTGGATTTTAGTGATCATCGGGATTGTAGGTTTAATTTTAACGGTCGTCATTCCGGTTATCGTTTACCTATTTAGCAGTAATGCAGCGACGCGCCAAGAGCTGGCGCAACACAAAACCCATGTCGCGGAATACTACGCGACCAAGGATGATGTAAAGGATCTTGGTGACCGCATGGAGCGGCAAATGAAACAGGGATTTGAACAACTTAAAGAATTACTTAATAGCAGGAATACAGCATGAACAAGACAATAGTTTTAACTATCGCGGGTAAAGACCTTAGCTTTGACGTAAGCACCGAAAATTATAACGGCTACTTAAATGACGTTATGCCAGACAACAAAGTAGCGCCTTCACATAACTTTGTAATGCGATCAGTTGTTGAAAGCGATAAGGACGAACTACGCAAAGTACTTGAAAGTTCGCCAGGTGCAGCAATGCAAATTAGCGGCTTATTACAAAAAGAGTTCGCGCCAGCAATTGAGATCAGTGTAAAAAAATAGACGCGCTGGTTGAAGCCATTAGCAATAACCCGCTTGAGCAAATGTTGACGTTTCGCCGTCATCTTTTACCGCATGAAGATGACAGCGAGCATAACTTAGCAAGGGCGGCATGGCTGATAAAACGCCAGCGTGAAGATTTAGAAGCCATAGTGATTAATGCAGTTAGCAAAGCCTTTGGGGGTAGTAAATGAGTTTACCGCAGCCACTTATGTTTACAATCGGGTTGATTGACCAAATCACAAAGCCCATTGCAAAAATAAGCCATAGCTTAAATGCCCTATCAAGTGACTACCAAACGGGCACCATGAAAATGGCGTCTGGTGTGGCAGGCATTGCGGCCAGCGGTTACGCATTACAAAACGCACTCATGCCTGCCATTGAAATGGATCGGGTACTGGGTGAAGTTAAATCTCTCGGTGTGCGTGAGTCTGCATTAAAACAATTAACGGACACTTCTTATCAGTACGCCCTTAAATATGGCAAGTCTGCGACTGAGTTCGTGAGCTCAAGTTATGACATTCAAAGTGCGATAGCAGGGCTTAATGATGCTGACTTATCTGCATTTACCATGTCGAGCAACGTACTTGCTGCGGCGACTAAATCAGATGCAGCCACCATCACTAATTATATGGGCACCATGTACGGCATTTTTAAAAACCAAGCCGAAACCATGGGTAAAAGTGCATGGGTTGAACAAATAACAGGAATGACGGCGCAATCAGTTCAAGCATTTAAAACCACAGGTAGTGAGATGTCGGCGGCGTTTACTTCTCTTGGCGCTGATGCAAATAGTGCAGGCATTGCTGTGAATGAACAAATGGCAATTCTTGGCACATTACAAGCGACAATGTCGGGCAGTGAAGCGGGGACTAAATATTCCGCGTTTTTAGCGGGGGTAGGTAAAGCACAATCTGCTTTAGGACTGACCTTTACTGACAGCCAAGGCCGCATGTTGCCTATGGTTGATATTTTAACGGAAATTCGCAGTAAATATGGTGATGTGATTGATGTTGCCGAAGGTGATCAACTTGCCAAAGCCTTTGGTTCAAAGAACGCCGTATCAACCATCAAGTTATTACTGACAGACATTAATGGCTTGAATGACTCAATTAACTCACTCGGCCAAGTAAACGGCATGCAAAAAGCCGAAGAAATGGCAATGGCTATGACTGACCAAAGCGAACGGTTAGCACAAAGCTGGTATGTGATACGTGCGGCATGGGGCGCAGCCATCTTACCCGCCTTTAATGATTTTGTTGGGCTTATAGCTGATATGGGCACCAATGTTGTGTGGTTTACTGAGCAGTTCCCAACCTTAACGCGGTGGATTGGTTATGCTGCGGTTGCAGTATTGGGGCTTGTTGCGGCAGGCGGTTTGTTCACTGTGATCATGGGCGCGAGCAAAATGGCTATGGTGGCATGGGGTGTTGCGGCAATGACATGGACAGGGATCACAACAGCATTAAGCGCAGGCTTAAGCACCTTACGCAGTGTGATGTTTGCTTTAAATATTGTGATGTATGCAAACCCGATTGGCTTAATTGTAGCGGCTATTGCTGCGGCAGTTGTTGCAGTAGGGGCACTGATTTATTACTGGGACGACTTAAAAGCAAGCTTTGCGGATATTAGCTGGATCAACGTTTTACTAACTGGCCTTGAATACGCATGGAAAGCGGTTGAAGTGTTATTTGCACCACTATTGTGGGCACTTGAAGAGTTAGCCGACCTAGCAGGAATTGAGCTTGATACCAGCTTTGAAGGTATGAAAAAAATGATAGGCGTAGAAGCGATTGCCCCCCTTGAAGGCAAAACCGTAAAAGGCGGAATAACCCAACAGATCAGTAATGCCAACCAGCAAAAATCAACCTCCGTTGGCACTGTGAATGTGTACCCAGCAAAAGGTGATAGCAGTTACATGAACTTTGTGGAGATGCATTCATGAGTCTTTATCGTGATATTCACATTGAAAGTGGTGATGTGGTGTTAGATGCAGGCCACAACCCGCGCTATTTAACTGAACGTGATGTGATAGCACAAGACATTGTGCATGCCATTTTAGATACAGGCCTTGCCAATTTACTGGTAAGCGATAGGGGAACCAGTGTGACGAATGACACAAAAACCCGTATCAAATTATTGGTTGAAGATGATGAGCGGATCATGCCAGGCACGGTACAAGTGACCGAAAACGAAATTAAAAAAGGGCAATGGTGGGTGCATGCAAAAACCATTGAGTTTGGTGATATTTCATCGTTGATCATAGGGGCGTAGTGATGGCTGATGAAACAGCGAACATTGACTTTAAGCGCATTGTAGAAAATGCGGGTATTCCAACCACCGAAGAGGGCTGGAAAGCCTTATTCAAAGAAGACGTTGAAGCAGAGGGCAGCATTATTGCAAATGACTCGCCGTTCTCACCGTTCTGGCGTGTGATCACCGCAATTATTGCAAAGCCGGCTAACTGGATAGTTAATAAAGTACTGATTGAAAAGATACTACCAAACCTATTTTTGAAAACTGCTACTGACAGCGCATTTATAGAAGCGAAGGCATGGGAACATGATCTAACACGCAAAAATGAAGAGCGTGCACAAGGTAAAGTGCGTTTCTATCGTGCTGCACAAGCTGGTCCAAGCTTACTTATAAGCGCTGGAACCGTAGTGCAAACCGATGCAATTAACGGCACGGTGTATCGCGTGCTGACAATTGACGATGTAATTCTGCCTGAAAACCAAGGCAGTATTTTAGTGCCGGTGATCGCTGAGTTTGCAGGTGCGGCGTATAACTTAGGTGCAGGCTATTACCACATATTACCCGAGTCGGTCACCGGAATTAGCAACGCACTTAATGATGAGCAGTGGCTTGATGTTTTGGGCGCAGATGCTGAAACAAACGAAGAGTTAAAACTAAGAACCCGCAACGCATTTACAGCTGCTGCACCTTGGCATATTGATGCGGTATACCGCGCTATACTGACAGAGCGAAGCGGTCTGGACACTGACAATATTTATTTTGAGCACGATGCGCCACGCGGCCCTGGTACTGCAAATGCGTTTATTTTGTTAGATACAGGCGAGCCAAGTCAGACACTCATAGATGAACTAAATAACTATGTCATGGCAAAAGGTTACCACGGACATGGTGATGACTTACTGGTGTTGCCGATGCCAGGTGTTGATGTGGCTGTTGCAGTTACTATTTATCCGCATAGTTATTTACTTGATAGTGAAGTAACAGCATTACTTAGCGGTGTTGAAAACTTTATCCGCAGCGCCTTTAGAGAAAACACTAATTACTCAGTCACACGCACAAAACCACAAAGCAGATTTAGCTTCAGTCGATTAGGCCAAGAGCTACACCGTGAGTTTGAGGGAATCGACTCATTGAGTTGGGGGCAAGGCGATATCACCAGCGAAAATGACGTTCCACGCTTAGCATCACTAACTGTGACAAATGGTAATGCGTTATGAACATAGATTGGCAATCACTTACCAAAATGCCGTACTGGCTAGCGCGGCCAGCAAGTGAGCTCGATAAGTTACGCAAAGGTGCGGAGCGATTTTGGCAGCGTGTAAGTGACATGCTTGCATGGCCTGCAAAGCAGCTAGACCCGATGACCGCAGAACTGGCTCTTGTGCATTTACTTGCATGGGAGCGAGATATTACGCAAATCCCAAATGAAACAGAGCAAACCTACCGGATTCGTGTTAAGTACGCGCTGCAATTTGCTAAAGGGGCAGGAACGCAAAGCGGCTGGTATTTCATGTTTGAGAAACTCGGCACCCCATGGATCACCATTGATGAGCGTGTGAGTGAAGTCGATTGGGACGTAGTGAGCTTGCAACTGTTGGATTCAGATTTAGCTGAGCGAAACCATCTAATTGACAACATTTGCAGGCAGTACGGGCGAACAACCCGCCGTTATGAATACAGCACCATTGCCAGCATGCCACTAATAGCACCGCCTAATGACTTTTCACATGAAAACTTAACGGGTTTTGCAAAGTTAAGTGACGACATGAGTCCTAAATTAGGGCTAGCGGTAATGGACAACGAATCACATTTTATTATTGCAACAAATAAGCAGCTTATTAGCTAAAAGAGGAATTAACATGGCTTCAATTATTACAATCGCAGGTGAAAAACTTTTTGCTGCTAAAGCACAAGCTAATGAGCAGTTAGATATAGATACGTTTATTTTTGCAAATGTACCCGGGCAAGATGCAACTGCACCGATCAGCCGTGAAGAGGGTTTTCCAAGCAACTATATAGTTCATCAACAAATCGTTCAGCAAGTTGGCCGTATTAATGACAACGTAGTGGTGTATTCGACTGTTCTTGATAGTGTGACAGGCCCATTTGAATTTAACTGGGTAGGTTTGTATTCATCAATTAACGACACATTGGTTGCTATCAATCACATTCCGACTACACCAAAAACCGTGACGGCTGACGGTGTTGCGGGTAACACTTTAAATCGTAACTTTGGTATCGAGTATTCGGGTATTGCTGATTTAACAGGTATTGATGTCGCACCAGAAACTTGGCAGTTAGATTTCACAGCTCGCTTGCAGGGAATGGATAAGTTAACCCAGCAATTAGCTTCTGATATGAATGGTAAAGATTGGTTTATAGGTGATGGCTTTAAAGTTGAGCCAAGAGAAACGGTAAATACTTTTAGAATTTTACCAGGCGTAGGTTATGTAAGTGGCCTACGAGTAGAGCTTGAGAACGAGCATATTTTTAACGTGGAAAGTTACCCTAAATTTGTTTATGTAGATGGTTGGTTTGAAGGTAATGCTAACAGCACTTGGTCACCGTCTTTGATGTTTACTGTTAGTGGCACAGAAATAGATGATTACACTGATGCAGCTGGCATCAAACATTACGTTAATAAATTAGCTGAAGTAACCGCATTTGATACGGTTGAAGACTTACGAGCTGATAGTGAAAGTGCAGATAAAAATTGGGTTGAAGGAAATTTTAATAAAGTGTTTCCATCAGTGTCTGCTTTGAAATCAAGTGATTTGAAAGCAGGGATGCTCGTTAAAACTATCGCTTATAATGCTGGGTGGGCTGCCGAATCGAATAGGCCAGTAGGCGGCGGAATATATTTTATAGCAAATGAAACCGATGTGCCTGCACCTGACGGCCTGTTAGATTTTTACCTAGAAAATGGATTAATTGCTGTATTAGAAAAAGGTGAATCTCTAAATGTTTATCAAGCAGGTGCAAATGGGAAAAGAACGGCAGATGATTACCCTGTTATTCAGCATGTACTCGATTATTCGGAGAGCAATAATATTAAAGTTGTTGTGGTGCCTGATGGAAAATTTAACTTGTCGAAAACATTACAAATACCAAGGTCAACAACATTAAAGGGTAGTGGGTGTGAGACATGGACTGATAACTCAGGAACCATTTTTTATATAGAGCACGATGGCGTAGGCATAATGTTAGGTAGAGAAGGTATGCCGAGTACTTATCGCAATAGGGGTATGGATATAGCATCATTTAAGGTTATTGGAAAAAGCATGCTGGGTTGCGGAGTGTCTACACCTAGAACATCAATAGAGTCTAGCCGCCCATCAGCTTACAATTGGTCTGCAAGACGCATTGTCGTAAAGCAAAGTTTGATAGGGTTTCAATTTGATAGTACGTGGCATGTAGAATGTGCTCAATGTGTGGCTTTAGATTGTGATACTGGATTTAGATTCCAGGGCATTGGTGGTACAAGCTCGAACTTTAATGGATTGTTGGCTTATAGTGTTAGAAAAGGATTTGAATTTTTAGGAAATGGATGGACATATAGTTCTTGGAATTCATGTGGTGTCGATGGGTGCGAGATTGCGTTAAGCCTTAAAGGAGGATCCTTTAGAGGGTCTTCATTTAGAAATTTTGGATTTGAAAATACATCCAGAATTGGTATATATGTGGACCACCCTCAAGCTATAGGTGTTTTCGACGGTGTAACTATAGGATTGCATAATAATCCCTTAGTTACCTTCTTTGTTATAAACAGTGCTGAAATTGTGAAGTTTAATGATATTAGATGTACATCTGGTGTGTTGAACGACTGTAAGTTTATATCAATTAATCAATTAGGAAGTTTTGGGCGGGTTGTTTTCGATAATTTATCTTTATATTCAACTGGAAATGGTCAAATAGGTGATATTTTTGATAAACGTGTAATGTTGCGTGATTCAAATGTAAATGGTATAGAGTTTACACATGCCGTTGGAGGATTAGATGGTAAAGATTCTAGTAGTGTCAAATATTCAAGTATTGATCAAAACCGTGATAATTTGAGTGTGATTGCAACCCATTTACTGGCTAAGTCAGACAATGATGAATTTGATAGGATTCTGGGTGGAAAGCCTGTTTTTGATACAAGTAATATTCCTGATTACGAGACTATAAAGATCACTAATGCAGGGAGTAGTCAAATAAGCTTCAGAACTGAAGATTTTGAGGAAGGCACAGGAATTATTAGAGACCCCTTATTATCAGCTACGACTTCGATTACTATCGAAAAAGGAGGTGATTATGTTGTGTTTCAAAAGCGACCTGATGGAAAACTATATGAAATAGATAAAAAGGTTTTCTAAATGCTAACCCTTAACTCTACATCAATCGCCCTTAAGTCACTTCGCATCACGGCAAGCCAAGAGCTTGCTAGCGAAGATGCAAGCGGGCAAACCTCAAACACGGACAGCGCTGAAACAGGCATGAAAGCGAAAATGCTGACAGTGTCGGGGCTTATTCCTTTTAAAAACGCACAAACACTCACTGATTTATACAGCATGGCCGAAGCGACAGAAGCTGGCGCCCGTGTTATTTATCGGATAAGTAACATTACTGCTGAAGCAATTGGTATTAAGCAAGTACGCTTTAGCAGCAAGATTGAAGCAGTTGAGCAAGAAACAACACGCCAATGGATGGTGACGTTTACTCTTGCTGAGTATCGTTCAGTACCGCAAAAAGTAGAAGAGCGAACCGCTGAGCCTACTGCGTTAGAGCAGGGCGGTACTAGCAATATTCGATACGCTAATTTACAGCAGCACCTGCAAGAAAACTTCGCTACTTTGAGGACTGTATAATGGCGGGTCCAAATGCCAGATTTATTTCACGTGCGTATGTAAACGATCAGAAAGTGGAATTAAAAGACCACTGGATTGTGCTAAATGACTCAGCACCTGGTACGTGCCAGATAAATGTAAGGCAACCTGCAACAAAGCTCGACACTGTAAAAGTCGACCTTGGTTGGGGTGATATGGTGGACCGCGTGTTTAATGGCTATGTTGAGCGTGTTTTACCCAGTGTAAATGGGTGGTTCACGTTATTTTGTCGCGAATGGTCATCAGCGCTCATGTTTAATTTAAGTGTGATGTTACGCCATGCCACAATGCGCCAAGTATTAAACGAGATAAGCAATCAAACGGGTATCGAGTTTGTGGTACCCGATAAACCATATTCGGAATCAGCTGCTCCATTTTTTTATAGTGACGGATCAGGGCTGTCTATGCTCGATAACATTGGCCGAATTTATAAAATTAGTGACTTTATTTGGTATCAGCAGGGTAATGGCAAAGTATTTGTTGGCAGTTATGCCGATTCGTTTTGGTCAGATAAGCCTGTCACAATTGCCACATCTTTAATGACAGAGCATCAAGCGGGTAAGTCGGCCATGATGCCAGCTGCAACCATGGTTCGCCCGCATGTAATGGCGAATAACGAGCGCCTGAGCAAAGTTGAATTCAAAGAAACAAACATGACATTAAGTTGGTAACCATGGAAAAAGTAATTCATCGTATCGTGCGCAGGCTATTTCCAGAACTAACCAATCAATTGCATTTACCACGTTGGGGAAAGGTCGTTGCATTGCCGGAACTACCCACCGAAGGCGGGGAAAGAGGAAGTGACCCGTTTTACCCACGTTATGCGGTAGATGTTCAATTATTAGATGAAAACGGAACAGAAACCAAATCAAAAGTTTTACAGGCCGTGCCGCTACCTTTACCAGGCGCAGGAGATAAAGCAGGCCGATTAGAACCACCTGCATCAGGTAGCATAGTCGAAATAGGCTTTGCTTATGGCCGTGCTGATAAACCATTTATTAGAACAGTTTTACCATTTGGTTGGGACTTACCCTCAATCAAAGAAGGTGAAGTGAGAACACAGGTTCGTGAGGGTGTGTATCATCATATTGATGATCAAGGTAACTTTGAGAATAAAACAGATAAGTCACTGAAAGAAATCATCGGCGACTTAGCCCAGCTTGAATGCAAAACCCGCAAAGTAATAGCAACAGAGTTGGCACAGTTAGAGTGTGAAACTCACAAAGTAATAGCAAGTACAGAGCAACAGTATAAAAGCCCTAAAACATGGATAGGCAGCGACGGCGAGAATGTACTTAAGTTATTATCAGAGTTGATGGCAACAGTCAGCGCATTAGCTACTGTTTGTGCCAGCCACACACACTCAGGCGTTGCTGCTGGCACTGCAAAAACAGCAGCACCAGACCAAGCTGGAGATTTTAACGGCAAAGCATCCGAAGCCGAAGGGCAAAAAAGTAGGCTAGATCCAATAACAAAATAGCATCAAAGCTCACCAACCAAGCCCAGTAACCTGCTGGGCTTTTTAGTGCCCATCATTCACTGCAGTAAAGTTATCACCGTCTATGTCGGCCACAAGCATTCTGCTCACGTAATTCAGCACCACACAAAAACTTTCTCACGAAATCCGCACTCTTCCTCCCCTCCCGCGCACCGTTTTAGTGCATTTTTATTTCATTTTTTAAGTTCGCAGTTTCTACCTCTAGGCCGCACAGTATATAGGGTCATTAGCGGATCAAAGATCTGAAAAGATCGAAGTTAATTTCAGTGTTTTTCAGTTTAAATGCATGTAATTAATAAGAAATTCAAAAATAATAAGATTGTTAATCAACAACTTAGCTAGTTTTCGTGAGGTTTTAAGGATCAGAGTAGTTTTTTAAGTGGAAATAAAGTAAATATAAAACAATAACTTAACATAAAACAAAAATGAAATTTAAAAACAGGGATTTTAATAGAGAAAGTCAGGGTCACTCGTCAGATAAAAACTTATCATGCAATTTATGCGGAAATAATTGCGTATAAACTTGCCATAAAATATTTAAATTACGGTGACCTGTTACCTGAGCCACTTCTTCAATTGAATAGCCTTTTTCAAACAAACGGCTAGCGCCTTCACGGCGTAAATCGTGATAGCGTAAGTCTTCAATACCCAAAGCATTGCGCACACGTTGAAAACCAGCTGAAACAGACTTAGGGTTGTAAGGGAAAATTAATTCATCACTTTTGGGTTGCTTAAGAACTATATCAAAAGAGCCTGCAAGCAACGGAACAACCATGTGATTGCCTTCTTTTTTACGTGGGTCTTTTCTGTCTCGAACTAAAATAGTTTTATGTTCTCCGTTCAGATCATCCCAACGCAACTTACAAACTTCGCCAATCCGCATACACGTTAAAATACTAAAATCTAAAATATCTAAAAAAGGTATTCTTACTTTGCCGTTAGGCCTAAAGCTCATACGTTCTTGCAAACCATCGCGCAATTTATCTAGCTCGTTTTCAGTAGGGCGTCTAGTTCTCTTTTGGCTTTTACCAACTAAACCCATTTCAATTAATACCGGAACTGCATCTTCGAATATTTTATAGTTAGCATCGATGTTCCATACTGGCCCCGCTTTTTTCATAACACTGCGTAAATAGGCAATGTCATGATAAATGGTTGCGGGTCCAGCTCCTGCACTTCTACGGTTTTTACAATGTTCGATTAAATCACTGGTTTTAAGTTCGTTAGATTCTACTTTGGCAATATCACAATCAATCAGCATCTTTATCACAAACTGTTTTGTGCGGCCTGTAGCATTCCAGAGTTCGTGATTTTCGTAATACATCATTAAAAGGGTGCCAAGGGTGACCGCTTCTTTTGTTTCGGTCACCCTAGATTGCTCAATAGCGTTAACTTGTTTCTTGCCCCAACTATCAGCCAACACTCTTTTACTGAATGTTTTGCTTTCATTGTGTATAATCTTGCCCTTAGATTTCTCGCGAACTACGCATTTATAGCGGTATTCGCCTGAAGCAAGACGGCGTTTTTCGACAGTGTAAGAAGCCATTGAGTAACCCTAAGTTATTGATCAGTCCTACCCCGCTGGGGTGACTATAGGGTGACTGTATATCGAAACTCGCGGCAATTCAAGGCAATTCAAGGCAATTCGAGTTATATGAGTAACACACTAAATAAGGGCTCTAGCCCAGTAATGGCAGGTAATACAGAGTTTAGACGGTTTTGCGTGGCACCCATGTTAGATTGGACTGATCGTCACTGTCGAACCTTTCACCGCAAAATGACTAAGCATGCTGTGCTTTACACTGAGATGGTGACAACCGGCGCTATTTTATTTGGTAAAGGCGATTACTTACACTTTAATGAGCATGAAGGGCCAGTGGCATTGCAACTTGGTGGCTCAGATCCTGAAGCCTTGGCTAAGTGTGCAAAGTTAGCGGCGGAGCGCGGCTATCATGAAGTAAATTTAAATGTCGGCTGTCCGTCTGATCGTGTACAAAATGGTCGTTTTGGTGCTTGTTTAATGGCTGAGCCTAAACTGGTTGCTGACTGCGTTGCTGCAATGAAGGCCGAGGTGACTATTCCTGTTACTGTTAAAACTCGCATTGGTATTGATGAGCAAGACTCGTATGAGTTTTTATGTGCTTTAATTGAAGCAAGTCATGATGTTGGCTGTGATGACTTTATTATTCATGCGCGTAAAGCGTGGTTAAATGGCTTAAGCCCAAAAGAGAATCGTGAGATCCCACCT